TGCTTTGGACTTTTCGATGCCGATCAACGCCACGATGGCGACGGCGGCAGAGTTGAAGGTGTTGAGCAGGCCCGTGATGAGCTGACGGATCAGCTCGCTGTCGCCGGTACCGACCGCCAGAATGGCGGCAAGTCCAGCGCAGCCGAACGCGAAGATGCCAACAAGTGTAGCAGGATGCATAAAAAACTCCTCAGTGGCTATTCGGATCGGCCAAGAGGAGTGGGGGCTTAGGGATAAGCCGGAGCCCACACCCCCCGGAAGCCGGGTGGCGGAACTCCGAATAGGCCCAATGTCGCGGCGCCCTCGGGGGGTAGTGACGATCTGACGGGGCTACTGAACCCCGCTTCACAGCTCGTGAAGCGACAAAGGCACCCACGCTGGGGTGGCACTCGGGGCGCGAGAAAAGTTCGCAACGCGCTCCTACCCAGATAACTGGTTCAGGAACGCTGGGTTGCAAGGGCTTTCGAATATATTTTCAGTGCCAGACGGCGTCGGCCACGGTCGCGGCAAGGGCCAACCCCAGCAGGGCACCAAACACGGTCAGGCCCCTCAGCCGCCATACCCATTCCCGTTCCGTCCATGGTCGGGTGCCCTTGGGCATGATCTTGGCGGCCTGGCGGATTTCCCAGCGTATGAAACGGTCAAGCATATCGTCTCCTCAGGTAAATGACGTTGGACGGCTTTCGCTTCGGCTTGGGCTGGAAGCTGCCCGGAGGCAGGCGTGGCCCCAACGTCTGCCGCAAGAACTCGTCCTCTTCGTAGATATCCAAGCCCCACGGTGAGGTGAAGCATTTGTAGGTGAGGACACAGTAGGGATTAGCTTTGATGGCACAGGCGGAGATTTGCTGAACGGCGTCGAGCTGGGCGCGGGTCGGGCCGACGGTTCGTCTCTCAAGCCGGGCGACACAATGGCGACGGCGCAGGAACACCATGCCGTGCTCCTCAACCGAGCCATCGACGTGGACGGTCATGGTCGGCGGTTCCCAGTGCTCGATGTGGTAGAAAAACGTGACTGAAGTTGGCATTGCGTACCTGAATCAAAAAGGCCGCCCGTTATGGCGACCCGGCACAGCACCCTTCTAGAAGCACTGCTGCAAAAAGAATGAGCCCCAACGGAAAATCCGTCAAGGCTCATATTCGATGTTCACGATGTGCAGAATTCCGTGAACGGATGGTCTGCGGGTATGGCGCCGGGAAACGGCGACGTTCCTTCGCTGAACACAATCTCAACGGTCGGGTCAAATCCCGTTGCGAGGTTGGCAAGGTGGGCGATTGCCTGGCGCTGTGCGTCCGTGGGAAATTCCATGCCGAACACGACGCCGACGCGGATTTCCTTCATGCCGTAGAATGAGCAGAGGGCGATGATGTCGCCTGAAGTTTCGACAAAGTGCGAGTAGGACGCGCGATTGCTCACGCGCTCGAAAGTGATGCGTTTCATGTGATGATGTTCCTGATGGGAGAGAACATCATGCTGATTCAAGTGCGCTTGTTCGTCCAGAAATATTGGAGGGCGTTGCGATGTACGTGAGCGCAAATAAAAGTCCCCGGCCGAAGCCGGGGGAGCCGTCAGCACCTTGCGAGTCAAAAGCTCTCAACGCGGATTCTATGAGCCCACTCTCCGCGCCAGCGTGCCTAATAGTCGCTGCTCTGTGGGTGGAATTGCACTGACGGCTATCTGAAGAAGTCGAGCTGCGGAGGATCGACGATACCGTTGTCCGACTTGAACTTGGCGGTCGTCATGTCTTCGCTCGCCCAGGGGAAGAACAGCAGCCCGCAAGTCGGGCAGGGCGAGTTCACCGGGTGAGGTGTCTCGGTTGTCCACTGCATCAGGTGATCCCCGTTGCAGCGATACCAGTTGCGCAACATCATCAGTCTCCGTCGATGTCCTCACTGGCTTCGTAGTTGGAATCGGTCAGCACCTCGGGCCGGTAGTGCGACAGTTTCTCCTTCGCGCATGTTGGACATATCCGGCAAAGTGGAATCCCTCGGGCATCGTTCACCCAATGAGAAGATAAGCCGCTGCCGCACGGGCAGGGGCGAGCGTCGTGAATGCCCATAAAGGCCTCCGCAAAAAATGTTTCAGATTTTTAGTGAGGCCGAATCTTGCGCCGAAAAACGGAGGCTGTGAATCGTCGTGCTGAATTATTTTGCGATGGTGCTTGCTGTATACGACTTATGCCCGCACGATTTAGCTAAGCCGTGTGCAGGTCTCAGTCCCTGCACATGGCGGCTAAAACGACTGAGAGCCAAAAAATGGAGACTGAGAATGTGGACACCCACCAAAAATTAGAGCCGCAAAAACGGCCAATGCCGTGGTTTCGCATGTACCACGAGTTCGCGACAGACCCCAAAGTGCAGATGTTGAGTGAGGCTGACCAGCGCCGGTTCATAATGCTGCTGTGCCTTCGATGCTGTAACGGTAGTGTAACGTTACGGGATGAAGAGGTAGCGTTTCAGCTCCGTATCAGTATCGACGAATGGCACATCACGAAGACCATTCTCCTCGGCAAGGAGCTTGTGAAAGACGACAACGCTCCTTCGGCCTGGGACAAGCGCCAATACGTCTCGGACTCAAGTGCAGAGCGGGTTGCGAAGCATCGTGCCAGCAAAAAAACGTCGAGTAACGTTACAGTAACGGCACCAGACCCAGAGACAGAGGGAGATACAGAGATAGAGAAGACACCAATCCAACCTTCTGAGAAGAAGACACCAAAGGGGGTGCAGGGGGGTGTTGTTGATAAAACGGTTGGATACGATGTGGGCAAGCACCTGAGCGACGACGGATGGGCAGCGGCAAGGCGTGCTGCGGAGGGGTGGGACATTCACCGGCTCGTCCAGGTCTACAATGGCGGTATCACTAAGCGTGGCGTTCCGCGCAACGCTGACGCTGCGTTCCCCGCATGGTGTGCGAGCTACACCAAGGGGAGACCACCGGCATGAGTGAAGCGTTCTATTGCGAGGACTGCTTGAAAGCCGCGTACCTTCGCCGAAAGCCGAAGAAGCACATCGAGAGCGTGGTCGGCAACTGCGCGGGGTGCGACCACAGGGGCCGTCTCTACCTCAAGTCGGACTACTCATACCACGGCAAGAGAGCAGCACCCGTGATTGTCCTTCCTCCGGAAAAACAGCCCCGACAGGTTCGTGAGTGGCCGGAGCATTTGAGGTTTGACTAAAACCGCCGCCAAGGCTTCTTTAATTCAGCCTGCGCCTTAGGTGCGTCCTCGGCAATTTCAGTGACGGTGGTCTCGGTCTCGTAGACGAGCTTGCCGACTTCCCGCACGAACTTGATAGGGATTTTCGGGTTGTTGATGTCCTTATTGCCGTCGTCCTTCCACTTCTTCTCCCACTTCGAGAAGTAGGGCTCCAGATCTTCAGGCGTCAGCTTGTAGACGCACTGAAGCTCGATGTGGCGGTAGATGGCGAAAACCCAATCGACCTTGCGGTACTTCGCGATAATGGTCGGGTTCATGTGGTGGTGAGTGGAAACGCCTTGGGTCAGCTCGATATTGACTGACTTCAGCTCATATTCACGGCCCTCGTCATCGACGGCGTCGTTTCCTTCGCGGCCGGCGATGTTCGTGAGACCAAGCAGGATGAGCACCTGCATAATCTTGCCGCCGTTATCCTGGAAGATGTCCTCGATACCGTGTTTCGAGGCGAGCGTCTGGTAGGCCTGGATGGAAGGCCAGAGACGCTTGAATTCGTCAACGTCTTCCTGTGATGAGGGCTTCACTGGCGCCTCAACAGGTCTTCTGGCTTCACTTCCAGCGCCGCCGCCAGTCGCTCAATGTTGTCGATGCTGATGTTCCGCTCCCCGCGTTCCACCGAACCGACGTACGTCCTGTGCAGCCCGGCGAGGTCGGCCAAAGCTTCTTGGGAAATCTTCCGGCTTTCCCTCGCGCTGCGGAGATTTGCCGAGAATACTTCCCTCAGGGGCGTATCGATTCGTTTTTTGATCACCCCGCGGAGGGTCAGCACTTGACGTTTATGAGTCGACAGACTTTAAGTAGCGGGATGATGCCAATCCCCAGAGATTTCGCGCCCAGCTACATGACCGGGCAGGGCGCAGCTTATACGGGTGACTCCCGTAAGCTCTTGGCCGCGCTGCCGGATTCGTCGATCAATTTGGTTATGACCAGCCCGCCCTTCGCCCTTCAGCGGAAAAAGGAATACGGGAACGCCGAACAGCATGAATACGTTGATTGGCTGACGGAATTTGCCATTCTGGTGAAGGAAAAGCTGAAAGACGACGGCAGCTTCGTGCTGGACCTGGGCGGCTCCTACCAAAAGGGCGTGCCTGTCCGGAGCCTCTACCAGTTCCGGGTACTTCTCCGGCTGTGTGACGACCTCGGCTTCCATCTGGCCGAAGAGTTCTACTGGCACAACCCGGCGAAACTCCCGAGCCCCATAGAGTGGGTAAACAAGCGAAAGCTGCGGGCCAAGGACTCGGTGAACACCCTGTGGTGGTTCAGCAAGACGGAGTGGCCCAAGGCCAACATCAGCCGCGTGCTCGCCCCTTACAGCGACCGCATGAAGAAGCTGATCGAAGACCCTGACAAATTCTACAAGGCGAAGAAGCGCCCATCTGGCCACGATATTGGGATGGGTTTCGGCAAGGACAACGGCGGTGCCATCCCGCCGAACCTACTGTCATTCCCGAATACCGAGTCCAACGGGAAGTACATCACCGCCTGCAAGATGGTCGGCGCCTCGGGCCACCCGGCGCGCTTCCCGGCGAAGCTGCCGGAGTTCTTCATCCGCTTCCTGACCGACCCGGGCGATACCGTCCTTGATATCTTCGCGGGCTCCAACACCACCGGTGAGGTCGCCGAAACCGAAGGCCGCAACTGGTTGGCGTTTGAGGAACGGCAGGACTACGTGTCGGCGTCCGCTTTCCGGTTCATCGACCAACTCAACAGCGATGCTGAGGTGAAGATCCTCTACGACCGCATCAATGCCGGTGAAACTGTGGATTTGGCGACGAGCGTCGTCCAGAAGCGCCTCCTGCCGTAAAGCCCCTTGACTCTGAGTTCTTGGTTTGTTCTTGTAAGCCCATATCGTGATTTTTGGGTTGAACATGGCGGACCTCGATTACATCAGGGCTGAAATCGAACATATGCGCGTCCAAATAGGGCGCCAGCGCAAGGAAATGCTCCAGCTGCAGCGGGCGGGTATTCCGACCGCGTCTGCTGAGGCGTTGCTTGACCGCATGCTGGCCAAAGTCGATGGCCTGGCCGAGAAGCGCGACCGGCTAAAGCAGGAAGCGAAGTTGAACGCGCGCGCTTACCCCTCAGGGAAACGGATACTCGGGACGCCTGCGCAACGAAGAATGTGATGGATAACCTCCGGCGGTTTCCGGCGCCGTGGGTTATGGAAGAGGACGAGCATGGCTTCCGGGTGAAGGACGCCAACGGCTTCCTGATATGTGCCGTCAGCCATCGGGATGACCTTCACGCCCGGCACTACCAGTACGCCCAGAATTACCTGTCGCGGGATGAGGCGAGGCGGATAGCCAAGGCCATTTCACGTCTACCGGAGTTACTTCGTCGCCCGCAGTACTGAATGAAAACGCCGGAGCCATAAGCCCCGGCGCTGGTTTCACATCTTGACGCACGGCCCGCGTGTTCGCGCCTTACCGGCGATACGCTGACCTCCGGCCATGTCACTTCCACCTGTGACTTTTCGGGCCTTACCCGGTCCGCAAGCAACATAGACGACCTGTCCAGGATTGAGCTGTCCCGGTGGTGGTTCACTCTGCAAAACCTGAGCAGATGCGGTTTCTGAAAGCAGGAAGCCAATAGCGGCAATCGTAGAAAAACAGACAGTTCTCATGAATCTCCCCATGGTTGAAGAGCCGGAATCCTACGGGGGCGATTCGGTACCCACTAGATTCGCTACCGTGAACATCGGAGATTTATTTTCGGCCCAGCCGCTGCCACGTCCCTTGAAGGTAATGTTCATGGGTGCCGTGTCGCTCTTCCCAAGTGTTCTGACCGGCGTGGTATTCATCGTGGTGGCGACGGCAAAGGGGAATGGCGGTCTCGTCGGGCGCCTTGAGCCCACTACCGCAACCCCAAATCAATCCGCGTGGGTGTGACGGGTCTCCCGGCCCGGGACAGAGACAAACACAGCAGGGAAGGCTTCTGACGGCCTTGAGGTATTTCTCGTTGAAGCGGGGGAGTGAGATCCCAAGGTAATGGACGAAGACGAGGATGTTACGCCGTACCACGGCGGAGCGCTTCGCCTGCGCTGATTGGTTTCCCTTTGTACTCAGTGACCTTGCCGACGACTATGCCGAGAAATACGTCGCCAAATTGTAGGCCGTAGAGGCCCGTCCAAACGCTCGTGCAGAACGGAAACTTCACCGGCATTCCCATAAACCGGTGCCAATACCACTCCACTGGGTAGCCAAAAATAGTTCTTCTCTTCACTCGCCTCGCTTTCTCTTGGGTTGACGTAATTTAAAAGCCTGCGCTTCTTGCTCTTCGGCTTTGTCGCGCAAGTCCTTCACGTAGTCCTCACTCGCGCCGTTCTGAAGAAGGCTCGCAACTGTCGCCCGGTTCACGGCTGCATCGTCTTCCAGGCGTTCGGCGCGCTTGAGGTTAGATGTCTTTGCCATCGCGGCGGGCCTCGCGCTTCTTCTGCAGCACGGCGGCGTCACGGTAGGCGCGGAGTGCATCGGCGGTGATTTGAGAGGAAGTGACCGTTCCCGTGAGGGTGCGGATTTCCTCGATAACGTCCGGAATGTCCGGGTAAAGCTCCGCAGTGAGCGCGATCTTGATTTGCTTGGGTGCCTTGGACATTAGAACATTCCTTTGATTTCAGTTACGAGTGCGTCCAACTCGGCATTGAAGGCCGCAAGCTCTGTCTCGATTTCCGTCCTCCGCTGGTCGGTCAGGGTGACATCAACAATCATCGGCGGCGCTCCTGGGCAGAAGGACATAAATTTCCAAGACTCTCTACCGGTCGCCACCAAACTGCCTTCAACCTGAAGCCGGTACTCGCTAGGTATCCATCCAGGATATTTCTTGAGCATCTTCAGGCGTTCAATCTGGATGTCGGGAAGGGCGGACTTGATTTCGAGGCCAATCTTTTCCCCGAAGTAGCCATCCGGGCTGCAGCCGAGTCGCAGTGTGCGATTTTTGACAAAGCCGACGGTGCTGATGTCACCACCCAAGTAAATCGTCAGCAAATCGCGAGCGACTGGTTCTTCCTGATGCCCGCGCTCCATGTCCTCATTCGTGTAGGACTTGACGGGACGGCCAGTGATAATCTCACCCGCTAGCTGACGCATATACTTGTCGCGGGTTTTCCCTTCGCCTTTCGCGAGGACGTTCTTCAAGCTACTGCACGTCACCATCCCGGCGCGAGCTGCTCTCCATTCATCGCTGCCTTGCTGGCAATCTATCGTTTCAATTTCCACATTTTCGGCTTTCAATTTCAGGTATTACGAGGTCGGGCATATTCTCGGCAGCCCACACTCGGATGTGCGCGACGTACTTCATGAATTCAACGGTGCTCATTTCGGTCGTGGACTTGTAGCTCTCGATAAGCTTGCCGTTGATTTCATAAAGGTCAGGCTCGACGAACTGAGACTTGAAGTATTCGTGCCACGCCACCGCGGGATATTTGGTCGCCGCCTCGAATGGTGGCAAAATCACCTTCCAATAAGCGCGGTTCTGTTGAACCGAACGCTTGCGGGAATATTCCGCGATGGTGACTGTCTGAACCTTCCAAGTTGGCTTCTCGCCTTCCTTCAATGGGGGAGGGACAGCAAGCGCCTCAACCGCACGGATGGCGGCGCGCTTGTTTACCTCAGAGTTGATGACGAATTCCATTACGCTGCGGCCTTCGGTGCGTTGATGCGGGCGATTACTGCGTCAAACCACTGAGCCTGAATTTCTCCGATGGTATCGACCTTAAGCGCCTTGCAAAGCTCGGCAGCGGTTTTCCCGGCCTTATCTAGCGCAGAGAGTATGATGTCGCGCTGATTGTCATCGATATACTTGATGTGGACGCTCTGGGCGTCGTCGTCCTCTTCAAAAGCGTCCAAGTCTAGCGCAGCTTCGATGACGTAGCGTTTGCCAAAGGAGCCGCTGCTACCAGTGCCCTGAGTTGGGTTCTTATTGCCGCTCTCATCGCGCGGGAGCTTCATCGGCCCGTAGATTTCCTTGTGGCCGTCCTTGTGCCTGAAGATAGCGGTGACAAGGATATCGTCGCCGCTGTGGTCGAAGTTATAGCTTACTGAGAAGCCGTGCTTCCGTACGACGGGCATTGCAAGTTTCTGAATGTCTTCAAAAAGACGGTATCGGCTTTGGATTTGCCCCGCCTTATTCTTCACAGCGCCGCGCTTGGGGATTACAGGCAGCTCCTCTTGCATTGCTGCGAAGCTGCGATTGTAGGACTCTTCGGCTGCTCGATTCAGGATGCGCTCTTGCGCGTCCAGAAGTGAATGAAGCTTCGCCGGGTCGATGTCGGGATTTCTGACTGCTAGCAAAATGCCGTCCATGGCACTCTGCGTCTTCTCGCTAATTACGAGTTGGGTCTTGGGTTCTCCCACATTTGTATCTCCTGTTGTTGGAAAGAATCGTCTCACAACCTAAAATAGGCGACAAGAGAAAAGGTATAAAAAAGGTTTAAAAAGTATTTGACGTATACAATCACCTGACTCAGCATGGTCTCAACAACAGGAGATAACGACCATGACCACGAGTGAACCCATCACCACCACGCCGCACTTCGGCGACCCGGTGAAATATGACCGTATGTGCTTCGACGGTACGGAGCGTGCGACAAACTTCTACTGGCGCAATCGCGCGCTCTGCGACTCTGCGCTGTTTGTCGGGGTCTTCGCTATCATCGCCGTGCTTCTGCACGCGGCGGCTTAAGGGGAGGCAAGCATGTGGATTTCAAAATTACAAAGCCAGGCTTTTACAAAGCGCGGAACGGGGAAAAGATAGAGGTAGTCGGTCGCGCCGCGAATGGTCGCTGGGTTGGGCTTGATGCACGAGGTTCGCCAACGGCTTATAGTGACGATGGCATCTACCGCCCCGAGTGGGGAAACAACAAGTGCCAGAATGACCTCGTTGCTGAATGGGTAGAGCCCAAGCGCATCAAGGGTTGGCTCGCCATAGGAGTTAAGGGGGAGCGCGAAGCAGGCTTGTCGGCCATCTGCGGCAACATCGGCCTAACGCAGGAAGACGCTACCAATTCATTCAATCGGATTTTCGCCAAATATAGTCCAGTCGCCTGCATCGAAATCGATGTGGCCGAAGGTCAAGGCTTAGATGGGAGTGCCAGCTAATGTGGGGCGTCATCCTTCTCGCGTCCCTGAGCATCAACGGCGACGTGGCAACCTATGCCCGGATGCCGGACGATGTGTATTCGGGCTGGTACGATACGTACGCGCAATGCAACGAAGCTGAGAAGGATTACAACGACGATGCCCGCAGGCGGTGGCCGCGCCGCATTTTCGGGTGCATGCAAAAGCCCGCCGGCTCTGGTTTAGACGGGAGAGCTGAATGAATGGACCAACCAGGTCTCCCGTTCTTCAATAGCGACCGCTGCCCGGAGCTGCATGACATCGCCACCCGCGCCGCCGCTAACCGCACCTACCGGAAGCCCAAACTTCCCGTTGCCGAGCAAGCGAAGCGCTGGATAGAAAGCCACCCGAAGGTTTACGATCTGTTCGTCAAGCATGCACTCAAGGTAGCCGGTGCCCGCAAGCACTACGGCGCCAAGGCCATCGTTGAGTTCATCCGCTACCACGAAGAGGTCGAGCATGGCCGGGAGTTCAAATGCCCGAATGCGTTCACAACTTACATGGCGCTGCGGTTCATGGATGAGAACCCCGAGCACGCCAACCTGTTCAAAACAACCAAGCGAAAGTGAGGAAATGAAAAGTGTAATCGTCAACGTGGATTTTTGGTGGGTGGTGGTCGCCATCATGCTCATCCTGTTCCACGGCGAGCCTGACATTATTGATTGTCTGGTCTTCAAGCTCTCTGGCATTTGGCAGCACTCGTCCGGAATTCTTGGCACGGCTGGCTAACCAGGTTCGGCGCTCGCAACGCCAACGCACCCATAATCAACAAAGAGGGATAAAACCCCATGAAGAAACGACCACTGGCCTGGTACGTCATCAATCGATACGAGCAGGGCAAACTGAAACATCAAGTCGTCGCCGTCCGCGTACTCGGCGGCCTTGAGCGACTGATGAATGGCCTGGCCAAATTCGTCTTCGAGATCCAGACGCCGAACGGCAAAGCAAAGGTCAAAGGCAAGTTCATCGAAGTCGGCGGGCCATTCGCCACGCAGGAACGCGCTCGGCAGTGCAAATATGTGCTGGCCGGTCGTCGGCCACGGAAGGCACGGTAATGCCGGCGGTGGTATCGAACCGGGTGCTGGCTGGTCCTAAAGACAAGCTTCCACCCGGCGCCACTGAGGCGGAGTTCGCTTACCTCAAAGCGGCGAGCATCAAGCGAGGAGACGACTACCCATTCTCCGAAGCGTTCTATCTTGAACAGCGCGACTTCAATGTCATCATGCCTGGCGTGGTGCAGCGGCAGTCTCACCTTGAGAAGCTGCGTGGAAAGCCGCGCTAGGGCTGGAAGAACCGCATCACCTTGTCCCATTCAACCTTGTCCTGGTTGAACGTCTGCAGGAGCGGGCGCCGCGATGCGCCAATGATGGCCGGGCCTACCTTGGTGACGTAAGGGTCCGGCGTCTTTTTCGTCAGGCGCTTGTCGATCACGTCAACGCCGGCCGGGTCGATGATGAACAGCTTGAGCCCGTTCTCAACCCCGGCGGCAATGGCGTCATTGATGTGCTTGTCGCTGAAGCTGTAGCCGATGACCATCAGCTTCGCGCCGCCGGCACAGAGCCGACGGGTGAACTCTTCAAGGTACCACTGCAGGACCGGAATGCGGGGTATCGATGCCGCCTTGTTGCCGCCCATGATGATGATGCGACCGCCGGTCGGGCCATTCACGTAATTACGGGAGCCGTGCATTTTGAAGTACGGCTGGTGCCTGGCGGAGACGGTGAACGGTCCTGCGACCGGGAAGCGCATAGCCGTGTACTGGGATCGTTGGTCGAATGAGACTTGTCCGGGTCCTGCCGGCGCCATTCCCGGAAACTCAAAGCCAGTAAACCGCGCCTGCGAATTCAGCATGACGTGCTGGGCGTAGTGGTATTCGAGGAGCGTGTCCTGGTTGAGCGTGAAGATGGCGTCGAACTTCAGCAGCAGCTCCTTGATGCTGCCCTGGATGTTGTTGTGCGGTTCGAAATCGCGCCGCTCCATGGAATTGCTCATGCCGTTGAGCATGCCGACGATGCCGGCGATCAGGTCGTTGAGCTGACGCTGGGTCTCCGGCCTGCCGTGGGCGGCAAATTCCTGTTCGAGCGTCGCCAGCGCGTCCTCAAAGCCGCCGCCGGACTCCTTGTTGGCCCAGAGCAGGGCGCGCAGCTCGGGAGTCGTCTCCGGGGCGCCGAGCAGATACTCGAAGGCCTCGCTGGCCAGCCAGCCGCCCCAGTTGTAGCTGAACCCCGCGCCGGTCAGGAGGTAATGCGCCATGACTGTCCTGTTAACTGCCTCGAATATCAGGCATTTGGGCCGGACGACGGGACTTGCACCCGCATCATCTCGCCCGTATCTTCAGGCCTTCCCTGGCAGGAAACCCGAAGACACTCGAAAGGCGAGCGGTCTTTCTTAAACGACGCCGGTATTCCTATTCGGTCTCCTCTGAAGAGCGCCCTCCTTTGCGGAGGGCGATTCTTTCTCGGGCTAGGGGTTCGAGCATTCGAACCAGTGGCGTCACGTCATAGGGCCTGACGCCGTGATAGTTGTTCTCCCGCACCTTCGTGATGAAGCCGCGCTTCCGCAGTGACACCAGCGTGCGTTGGATGGTCCGCGGTGACCCGCCCATCCGTTTCGCGATCGTGACCGTGCTTGGGTAGGGCATGCGCTCCGGCTCGTACCAGTGCAGCAGCAGATTCAGCAGGACGTTCAGGTCCTCGCTGCGCAACCCCAGCTTCTTTTGGTTCAGCAGCAGAATGTCCGGCAGCGGCTGGTACCCGGCGTCCGCGACCACGCCGAACCGTGCCCGGACCCGACCCTGCACATACTCCTGCTGAACATTCTGAGATGTTTCCATTTCACTGACTTGGCATGCCCTTTTCCATAAGAAAAGAGCTCTGTTTTATCTTTACCGGAAATGTCGCTTTTTCTGAGGATTCCCTTCCCATCGCCCAACCCAAGCCAATGCAGCGGCAACATCTCAGAATGTTCAGCAGCGGTATGGTTCGCGTCAGGTCCGGGAATGGTCATTTGCGGAGCCCGGTGATGAGCTGCCGTTGGCCGTCCTTGAGGGCGACGTACCAGTTGTTCCAGGCATTCTCGACGTTGTTGTGGATGCTGCGGCTGAGCTGGTTGAGGTTGTTGTACCCGACGCCGTTGTCCACCCTGACCAGGCGCCCATCGGTCGCCGTGGCCCGGTATTCCTTGCCCTTGTAGGTGCGGAAGATCTGCTGGCCTTCCTTCAGCTCGACGCCATGGCGGGGGTCTGCCCAGCCGACGCGGTCGGAAGCGGTGACGGCAACGGGCTTGGCCCGCTGAACGCCGAACTTGCGGGCGAGGATCTGCTCTTCGGTGTCCTCGCCGGGTTTCCGGTCGGCCCAGATCGCCGCGTATACGTCCGTCTCGACCTCGATCATGCGCTTCACCATGGGAATCTCCTGTGCCCGGCGCCTCTATGACCTCTTCTGTAGAGAAGATAGAGAGCAAAGCAAGCAAATTTATCTATTCAGCTTGCCAGCATCAGCGGGGCTGTGCGCATAATCAGCGGGTGAACAGCGGACGAGCAGCGGCGAAGCGACCGGACGGGATGCCGGTCGGCAAGCCATTCCCGCCCGGTAAGTCTGGAAATGAGGCTGGTCGCCCTCCTGGCATTCCCAATCTCGAGGCCCGTGTCCGCGCCTTGCTCGATGGCGAGACCACGCTGCCTCAGCCCATCGCCGACGTGATCCGCGCCCAGTGCGGCGAGGACAAGAAGGCGATTGATGCTGTGTTCATCGTCGGACTGTTGCAGGCACTTCAGGGCGACAAGGCTTGGGCTCAGTTCATCGTCGAACGCGGCTGGGGCAAGGTTCCTGACAAGTTGGAAGGTGGAGACCCTGAAAACCCCGTGAAGGTGACCAGTAAGCTGGAGGTCGTGCTGATTAGCGCCAAGAGAAGCTCGAATGCTTGAACCGCATCGAGATCCCCGAGAAGTTCGCCGGTCTATTTGAGCCACACCGGTTTAAAGTCTTCCATGGCGGCCGTGACGCGGCGAAGAGCTGGTCATTTGCTGATGCTCTTTTGCATACGGGCGCACGCACACCACTTCGTATCGTCTGCGCCCGTGAGTTTCAAAACTCTATTCAGGAATCAGTACACCATCTGCTTGATAAGCGGATTGAGCATTACGGACTGCCGTATCACGTAGACAAATATCGAATCTTCAACGACATCGGCACTGAGTTCATTTTCATCGGCTTGTCCAAACAGGATGCTCAGGCCGTCAAATCCCTCGAAGGCGCCGACCGCGTGTGGGTCGAGGAAGCGCAAAACGTTTCCGAACCGAGCTGGAAGAACCTTATTCCGACCGTGCGCAAGGAAGGCAGCGAGATTTGGGTGAGCTTCAACCCGGTCACCGCTGACGCTCCCACCTATCGGCGGTTCATCACCAATCCTCAGCCTCGTTCTCTCGTCGTCAAGGTCAATTGGTACGATAACCCCTGGCGCTCGAAAGAATTGGACGACGATCGCCGCCATATGCAACTGACCGACCCGGAGGCATACGACAACGTTTACGAGGGTAATCCGCGCGCATTTGCCGAGGGTGCGTATTTCATTGAGCAGATGAAGGATGCTCTGCGGTTCGGCCGTATCGGCGATGTACCGCATGACCCGGCTGCGATGGTCTGGGCTTTCATGGACTTGGGAGGGGCAGGGCAAAAGAGCGACCCGCATGCCATCTGGTTCGTCCAGCCGACCGGTACCGGCTCCTTCAACGTCATTGATTACTGGGAGGGCAACAACGTTGACCTGGTCAAGATGGCTGAAGAAGTGCTGCTCAAGCGCCGCGATGAACTGAAGTACAAATACGCGAAGATCGTCATTCCCCATGATGGCTCACACGCCAACCGCCAAACCGGAAAGACCGACGAAGACGTGCTGAAGGGGCTCGGCCTGCCTGTCGAAGTGCAGGAACGCACGCAGGAGAAGGACAAGGATGTGCGCAACATCCGCCTCGTCATTCCACGTTGCCGGTTCGATGAGAAGAAATGCGCGCCGGGCTTGGCCGCGCTTCGCAACTATCGTCAGGAGAAGGATGAGAAGACCGGGCTGTGGAAGTTCAAGCATGATTGGACTTCGCACGGCACAGATGCATTCCGTGGCTTCTCCGTATTCCAGGCCGAGCATTCGATGGTTGCAGGAAACGATAACGTCAGACCATCACAGCCGCGCCGTGCAGTGCCATGCTAATCAAGACGCTTGCCAGAAATTTTATTTGCGCCTTATGATTCAGCAACAACGAAAGCTAATCATATGTCTACCGAAATGGAGAAGAAGGAACACGAGACGCAGGATCAACGCCTGGAAAAACTGAAAGCCCAGCGTGCTGCGGAAAAGGAAGAACAACTCGCAAAGATGCTGAAGGCTGCCAAGAAAGCTGGACTGACCGGTAAGGCGCTCGATCTTTACACCAAGGCCATAAACGAAAAGAACGGCTACACCCTGATCCCGGCCGGCAAAGCACCGAACGAGAAAGAAGGCACGGGCAACCACACCGTGGAAGTCGAAATGTTCGAAGGCAAGCCCATCGAGGTTGATGGGATGATCGTGGTCTGCGCGAAGTAGACCGACATTAAAGAGCCGACCGCCCGCGAGACTGAACTCTTCGATAAAGCGAGGGGTCAGTTTGAGGCGGCTATCTGCAACAGTGTCTACCAGGACTGGTACCGTGACGCCGGTATAGCATATGGCTTCTATGACGGCTCCGGCCAGTGGACGGAGGAGGAGAAGGCAAGCGTTGCTGAGTTGGGCGTCGTCCCACTTACCTACAACAAAATCCTGCCACGCCTGAACAACGTAGCCGGCATGGAAGTGCAGACCCGTACCAAGGTCACCTTCCGTGCCCGCAGCTATGACCAGAAGGAAAAGGACACCGCCGAAGCGCTTAGCGATTTGGCGATGTTCGTCCAGGACAAGAACAACTCCACCCACGTCCTCAGTCAGGTTGGCCACGATGCGCGCGTTTGCGGCCTCGGCTGGCATGAATTTGACGTGCAGGGCGGTGTCATCCGGGAATCACGCTCTGACCCGATGTTGACCATTCCCGATCTGGCTGATCGATCGCCCGGCCTCACCGAGCAGCGGTTTGTCGGGAAGGGCTGCTGGATGCCACGCAACCGGGTCAAGCAGAAGTGGAAGGACGCTGACGTTGATTCAGCGACGTTCGGCTTCTCTATGCCATTTGGCGGAGAGGCCTTCTGCCCGGTCACGACCTGTGGCGGGTATCTGAACCAAGAGACCGATATGCTCTTCGTGGTCGAGTGGAGCATTCGGGAACCCACGAAATACTACGAGGTCGTCGATAAGAGCAATCGCCTCGTCACCACCTTCAGCAAGAAAGAAGCCGGGCAGATGGCCCGGTTCAAGCCGGGGACGCGCGATAAAGACATCACCGAGCGCGACGGCTACAAAATCATCATCGTCTATTTCACCGGTTCTCTGCTGCTGGGTGTCCTCGAAGACAGTTACCAGCTCAACCCGGCCAAGGGCCTGTTCCTGCTGACGCCGACTGTCTGCTTCCGGGATAACGACACCGGCAAGCCCTACGGTCTGGTGCGTAACGCACAGGATGCGCAGCGCGGGTACAACAAGACCAAGACCCGGCTGAAATGGTTGATGGCCGCTCACCAAGTCATCATGGAGGGCGATGCCGGCGACGATGCCGCTGTCCGCAGTGAAGCGGCTCGGCCAGATGGGGTGTTGATTGTTAAGGCTGGCAAGAAGCTCGAAATCAACCGCCACGAACAAGCCATTGCCCAGCACCTAGCCGCGCTGGAAAGCGACGACAAGGATATCCAGGCCGCGCTCGGCATTTATGATGAGAGCCTTGGTATCGAAACCAACGCCAACAGCGGGATTGCCATCCAAAAGCGCCAGCTTGGATCTTCGCGAAACATGGCCATGGTTATCGACAACGCCCTCGCCGCGAAGAAGCGATGGGCAGAAAAGCTCCTGTACCTGATCCAATCCGTCTTCACCGACCAGACCGTTCTGTGGGTGACTGACGACCAGAATGAGATGAAACAGGTCACCATCAACCAGCCTGAGATCGATGCCCAAGGCAAGCCTATCAAGGACGCTCACGGCAACCCGGTGATGAAATACGACATCAAGACCGGCGTGTTTGACGTGTTCGTACAGGAGGTGCCGGACGTCTCTTCGCAGCAGGAAGTCGCACGTCAAATGGTCATCGATGTCCTGCCCAGTGTGGGCGGGCTCACAGGCGTCACGCCTGGCTTGCTGGAACTGCTCGGTGTGCCCGAGTCCTCCAAGCTTATGCAGGAAATCACAGCAGGCTTACCGCAGCAGATGGCCGCCCAGAAGGCCGCCACAGAAGCATCTGCAAAGAATTCAGTAGGAGGCATAGCGCCGACGAACACCCCACCGCTAGGGGCGCCAATTCCGGCGTAACGCGACCTACAACCACGGGAGTAGATGACATGACTGAACCGAACGAAGTGCAAACCGCACCAGCGACTGACGAGGAAGTAATCGTTGACGAGATTGTGGAGCCCGAACCGGATGCCCCAGTCGAGGAAACGGCTGCTGAACCCGCGCCGGAAGCCGCGCCTGCACAAGCACCGCAAGCTGATACCGAAGAGGTGAAACGCTGGCGGGATACCGCGACGATAAGCAAAGGCCAGCTCTCGACGGCCATCCGGGCAATGAATGCCCTGAAAGCTCAAGGTGTGCTGACCGACGAAGCAATCGAAGAGGCGATGGTTGCGCAAGGACTTGACCCGAATGCTGTCCGCAGCGTTCTCAATCAAGAGCCGGCGCCGGCCAATCCGCTGCAAGCGATTGCCGGAAGGCTTGTAGAGGTCTTTGACCCGCGCAAGCCCAACGAAGTGAAGCATACCCTCGATGAGGCGTATGGCGAGGACACCACCAAATACTTCGGTGCCTTCGATTGGCTGATTGGCGCCGACCCGGCTGAGCGTGAAGCTCTTGCAGCGGTTGAGCCGAGCAAAGCCGCTTCATATGCCGTTCGTCGCGGTAAGGAAATCTATGCCGAGTACGAAGATCTGAAAGGGCAGGGCTCCGTCCTGTCTGCTTACCGCACCTTGAAAAGTGCCAAGCCACCGTCTGAGGAAAGGCCGGTTCAGAGACAAGAAAGGGTGCCTCTCACTGGAGCGTCCACGCCGGCCGCGCAACCCGCGCGCCGACCTGGCAAGAGCTTCTATGATGAGGTGTAAAAACAACGCAACGAAAGTGAGGTAAATGACGACATTTACTGAAAACGTAGCAACCGGCAGTTCCCTTAAACCAGTCAACGTGGCTGATAAGGTCTTCCGGGGCTATAAAGAAGATAACCGCTTCAAACGCATTATGGGTAGCGGTGAGAACAACATCATCAACGTCAAGTTCTTCGAGAAAGGCGACGGCGACAGCTTTAAGTTTCCGTTCTCCGCTGGCGTTCCGCTGAGTTCCTGGGTCTCTGGCACCACCGTCATGGCTGGTACCGGCGCTCAGTTGGTCAAGGTGACCGACGCGCTGTCTATTGGCCTGGCCCGTGTGCCGGTTCTGATTGACGGCTTCACCATGAGCCAGAACCGCGCGACGTTCGACCTGTACGAGAACGACACGCTCGAACTGATGCGCAGTGTGGGTGAAAAGACCGAAGACGTTATCTTGGCAGCTTTGCTGGATACTTCTGTTGGCCGCGTCAACGAGCGTTACGTTTATGGTTCGGACTACACGAACTATAACGCTACCGCCTCTGTGGCCAAGGCCAACGTCGATAACACCGACGACAAGCTGAAGCTCTCCGACATCAAGAACCTCGCCTTGGTTGCCAAGCGCAAGAAGACCTCTGGTGGTCTGCGGATGAACCCGTACCAGATCAAGAACGCCAACGGCGCTCCAGCTCGTAAGTGGGTCTATATCGGCCACCCGCTGACCATCCGTGACCTGAAGGATGACCCTCAGTTCCTGAACCTGGTCGTCTACAAGGACAACCCGGAGTTCGACCTCATCGCGGGTGCTGACTACATCGGTGAGTACGAAGGTGTGATGATCTATGAGCTGAACAACGAAACCATGTTGGAAGCTTCGGCAGGCGCGGGCGGTATCCAAATCGCTCACAACTTCCTGTTGGGTCGCAACGCAGTGGGTCTTGGCTTCGGTCAGGTTCCGCTGACGCCTGGCATCTCGGTCAAGAAGACTGCTTCTCCCGAGAACCGCGGTGTTATCACGCTGATGGAAGGCGACCACGGCCAACAAATGGAAGCTGGCTTCACCTACGTTATCGGTGCCAAGCAGCTCTGTGAGAATACCTCCGGTACCTCGCAGGCGTTTGGCGTCATCCACCACTACGCTGCAGCGGTGGAGTAGGCATCATGAACAAGCAAACCAAACGCTTGGGCATGATGGCAGTAATGTTGGGCGCTCTCTCGGGCGCCCCGCATGCTGCGGATACCAGCACCAGCATCGTAGCTCGACAAACTCCAAAGCCGGTGGGCGTGTCTCCGCTGGTCAGTTACGTTCATGCCATCGCAACTGCTGTAGGCAGCTTTACGTATGACGTGCTCGATCCGAAGTCGAATGTGCCAGCATCCAAAATTGCGGGATGCGTTACCACCTTCGAGAAGTCGGATGGGACAGGGGAAGTGTTGAAGGCGACCCGCAGCGGCCGAACGATGACAATTTCTGCCGGTGTCAGTGACACTGTGGCAGTGAGCGACACCGCGCGTACCATCTGTGTCCTGAAGCCCTAAGCCAATGGGGCGGCTATATGCCCCTAAATAATTGAAAGACGAGAAGTGCCAACTGCCGCCCAACTCATAACGAATATCCGCAGCCTCGCCCTGGTGGGGACAACCGGCGCGGTCGATCTGACGCGGGTGGAGGCGTACTTCAACATGGCCTACCGGGAAATCTACGAGAAGGTTGCCGAGCGCTACCCTTGGTTCGTCCAGGATACACAGGATGTCGTGATGACGGCCGGGAGTGGTACGTTTGTCACACAGCCACTCACAATCCTCAGCATCCGGGATGTGGGCAACAGCCTGACCGAATTGTGCGCAACCGACGTGCTCGCGGTTGAGAAATGCGACCCCGGTCTCGATGACACCGGCAAGCCCGACAAGTATTACGTCAACGGTTTTACCAAGCTCCGTTCGCATCCATTGAATGACACTACCCTGCGGGTTCGATACACCCCCAACCCCGCTACGTTGGACAATAGCAGCCCGGAATCGGCCATCATGCTCCAGCCCGTGCACCACGATGTACTGACGTGGAAGACGCTGAAACTCATGGCCTATGATGAGCGAGACAAGGTCGTCGGCGCTGAGTTGGCCTACAACAAGGAAGCTGACGAGGCCGCAGAAGACCGTATGTGGCGCTGGTTCGATGCCCATGCACCCAAGTCCAGCCAACCAGTGAAAAGCTATCTGGGTTGAGCGGCACGCGGCTCGGTCTGTTCGATGGGCGCCTGCTGACGCTCTTTCCGCGCGCTCTCCTGAATACGGCCCTCAGCCCAACTCTCGTTGTCAAGGACAAGCAGGCCCGGCAAATCGTCAACATCATCCCCAATACCAATAAAGCGGGGAGTGGTGCGAAGCGGTTTGGCTTGGTCGCCAAGGGCGCCGCCGCTGTCGGCTCCACCCTCGTGGGAGAGCCCTTCGAGTATCGCAAAGGCGACGGTACAATCCAATTCATTCAGTATTTTAGTGACGGCTCGTTGTGGACGCTGAACGAATCCACGGGGGTCTATACCAGCATCAAAACCGGCCTTAACGTCCTCGGCACGGTCGGTGCGGTGCCCTTCAACAACAAGCTGATATTTTACAACGGGATGAACCAGCCATTCAGTTGGGACGGGGCGAGCTGCACAGATCTAGGGGAGTATGTGACGGACGTTCTCGCCGCAACGTCGCCAACACAGACATCAACGAGCCAATTTACTCTTCAGCCGGGCGGGGTACGGGGCGCCAGTGACTATCCGAATGGCCGGGCCATCAGGGTGACCTTTGCTACCGCCGGGGTGATATCGGCGGTCGTCGCCTCGACCTCTTACAATGCTGGTACCAATACGCTGACGGTCAACGTGACCGGCACGCCTTTCCCGAACCCGAATCAGGTTATCAGCACGGTGGAGTATTTCGCCAAGCCGCCCGCGTTCAGCTTCATGGATGCGGAGTTTGACATGCTGTGGGGTCTCTCTCCGGGCGAGTTGAAGGCGAAGGTCTACCGCGGCGCCGATGGGATGAAGGTCTACTACCAAGCCGCCCTGAACAACGAAAACTCCTGGTACGATTATGTAGGTTCTGCGCCGACGCAGGATGTTCCGTATATCAACCTGCGGAACAAGGCTCGGGTGTTCGACGAGCTGGTCGCCATCAGCACCATTGACGGCAATCGGTGCTTCCATGGCCGTAACCAGCTCTACATCTATTCAGGTGACGACCCGTCTACGGCTGGCAGCTTCGTATGGGTAAAGACGATCCCGGTGGGGACGGTTCACCAGAAGCTCGTCCAGAGGTTTCCCGGCGATACGCTGTTCTTCACGCCCTATGGCGCCCGGTCGTTACGTCGGGTGTTCCAGACGGAGGCGGCGGAGGTTGTGCCGGACCTGGGCTCGGATATTGACCCGACGGTGCAGTCCAAAATCAACACGCTGTTTTCCGGGGATGCGGAATACAAGAAGGCGCGTAGTTTCTACTACGCCAGAGACGGGCTGTACGGCTTCAAACTGGATGATGAAAGCCTGCTCGTCTACGTCCTGAGCGAGCAGAGCAAGGGCTGGGTGCTGTTCACCGGTTACTTTGCCGACGCTCAAGGGTTCCTCGGCACGACCGATGGGCGACTGTTGGTCTCACGGTCATCGCAGTTGTACGTGTACGCGAACGGCACCGACGCGATTGGTGGAACGACCTACAGTGATGGCGGGACGCCAATTGAATGCAGATGGTGGCTGCCATGGATTCAGACAGGTGGGCGGTGGAGTAATCACGCCGTGGAAGTTCTCATCGAGCAGTCAGTTGAGGGCACAATCTATCTTGACCGATTCACCGACTATAATGAGCAGGATGTTGTAACGAGCACGGCGTTGGTTACCGGCTCCGGGCCGATGTGGGACGAAGCGCAACTCGATGTAGACCTATGGGACGGGGTGACCAGTAATCCAGTGGTCAGCGATAAGTTCTTGTGTGACAATTTCTCGTATCTGCTCCGGCACAATGACACGGATGGGCCGCGCTCCATCCTCGGCATCAGACCAATAGGAAGATAAAAATGTGAACGTCTTGAAGCTACTCACCCTTCTCCTGGCACTTGTTGCCGGATCTGCTGCTGCTGCAACGTGGGAACGCCCCGCCGGCGCCTATACTCCCAGCAATCACTCCGTCAATATCACCAAATATCAGACGGATAGCGCCAACCACGTCGCAATCTCTTCGGCGAAAGTTGACGGCGATATCAACAAAGCCTTTCAGGCCCTCAACGATATTGAAGGGCGCACACCGCCTTCGGTGAGCGGAAATGGCGGCAAGTTCCTCACCAATGACGGCTCTGCCGCGAGCTGGTCTTATATCACCAGTGCGACCATTCGAAGTGTGTCCGCAACGAGCGGGCAGGCGCTTACGGCTGATGGGGCAGGGTCAACCACCTGGTCAACGCTGGCGCTGGTGCCGGTGGGCGTCACTCTTCCTTTCGCCGGCCTTAGCTCCACTGTTCCCTCCGGGTGGATTATCGAGGCCGGTCAGTCCGTGAGCCGTACGGGCGTCTATGCCAACCTGTTTGCGGTCATCGGTACGACCTACGGATCGAACGACGGCAACAGCTTCAGCCTGCCGGACTTGCGGGGCCGGGTCATTGCCGGTCTCGATAACATGGGAGGCGTTGCAGCCGGACGGGTGAGCCTGACAACCTCGGGGATTAGCGGAACCATTCTTGGTGCTGCCGGTGGCGACCAGCGCATGCAGGCGCACACCCACACGGCAACTGTCACCGACCCCGGTCACTTCCACAATATGCAAGGCAGCGGTTCGGGTTCAAGCGGCGCAACTACTGCACAGCAAAACCCTGGCACAGGCTCAGATTCCAAGCCGACCAGCGTGGCCCTTACCGGCATTGGCGTTTCAAACTCCATAGCAGGTCTCGGCAATAGCGAAAACATGCAGCCGACCATGATGATGAACTGGATTATCAAATACTAATGAGACACTGGCTGCCCCTCAACCCAATTCAGACCGTGGCTGCTGTAGGTGGCTGGCTTTCATCTGTCGTGGACGCGCCGGAAGGTGCGGCTCTTGCCAATCACCTGGATGGCTTGGACAGTTACGTGCTTCTGATGGATGCGAAGGCGGTGGGGTGGCTTGCTGTCGAGAAGCAAAGCGAAGGCCCGATGATACGCGGCTTCGTCATCCATCCCGAATACCGCAAACGCTGGGTGTCAAAAGCCGTCCTTGGGCAACTGGAATTGATCTTCTTCGGCTATGGCGATTTCATCTACATGGAGCCGGATAACGTCAACATCATAGAAAATGCGTTGCAGCTTGGCGCAAAGCAGCTTTATGATTCAAACATGCAAGCGACCGGAAAGCTGGTTTTCACGAAAAGCTCATTCAACAGGAGGCTTCATTGAGTGAGCAGTCTCTTCGGTTCCGCACCTGCTGCACCTCCCGCTCCGCCGCCCGTTGAGTACGTCAACACGCGAGATGAGGTCGGCGGTACGCAAAGCAACTACGTCACCAACCCTGATGGCACGAAGACGCTCGTCACCAGTCAGTTGCCTCTTACCGCCGAACAGCAAGCCTACAAAGATCAGCTCAACCAGATTGCGACGGACAGCCTCGATTGGGTCAACAAGCTTTCAACTAACTTCGATATCAATGACCCATCTTTGTCCTGGCTGAAGGATGAAGTCCAGAATTATACCGATACTCAGGTGCAGGGTGCCGACAAGGCTCTCGCTGACCGCGCCAATCAGGAAGAGAAGTCCCTCGCACGCTTCGGGCAGGCAGACAGCACTGCTGGCATCAAAACACGGGAGCAGCGCGGGCTCGATTACAGCAATTCCCGTACGCAAATCACACGAGACGCTTCGTCAATTCAGGACCAGCTTAAACAACAGGCGCTCGGCAATGCGACCAACCTCTACTCTTTGGCGACGGGTAGCCTGAATACGCAGCTCGGTCAGTTGATGGACTCGATCAAGACCGGCCAGAACTTCCAACTTCAGGATGGAAGCCTTCAGCAGAACCGTAATCTCGCCATTTACCAGGGCGGAATTCAACAGCAAGGAATTAAGGCGCAAAGCGATGCCGCCAACTTGGCTAACCTCGCGCAGATTGCCGGTCTTGCTACCTACGCCGCTGGGCCGCAAGGGTTCGCGTTGTTTGGCGGCGCAAAAGCAGCGGCGGGTAAATAGATGGCTGATTTGAACACTTCCAATATCGAGGACATCCTGAGCCAGCCCAATGCTGAAGACCAGGCGGCTTCAAGTCTTTCCTCGATTGCGGGTGGCTTCACTCCGAACTCGCCGCTGTCGGCCATCCTCAAGGGCGTCGTGGGTGGTATTGCCATGACGAAGAAAGGGCAGGCGCAGACCCGTCGCGAGGTCGAGACGCAAAAACTGCGGGAGTTGGCGCAATACCAAATCGATGTGAAGAAGCATCAGGCGCAAGTCGAGAACATGGTTGCGTCTCATACTGAGGGTGTACAGACCGGCAACCAGCTCGCGCAAGGTATTGAACAGGCCCAGATGGGTGACGAGAGCGGTATAAAGAACTGGCTGGCGTCCAGCCCGGCAACGCAAGCTGTCCTCAAAGACCGTCTCGGGGTGCCGGTGGAGAGTGCCAAGGTCATCAACGTCAACGGCGTGGATATGATCCAGCCCTATGGGCGGGACACCAATGGCAACATAGTGATGGATCCTAACCCTGTTCCTGTGGACGCCTATTTAAAATCCTATGCACCGGACGCCTACGCTGCCCGAGCAGAACAGCGGTTGCAGGCGACGGCGGGCAACCTGAAGAATCAAAACCTTGCCGCTGACTTAGCTACCGAACAAGCACGGGCCAAGGCGATTGGTGAGAGACCTGCTCCTGTTGCTGATGCAACGGTGGCGGCTACTCCGGCGGAAGCTTCGACAACGGCAACCGGCGAAGAGTTTTTGAAGACGCTGGAGCCGTCGGTGTCTGCCCAAGTCAAAGCGTTGGCAGAAGGGCGTTCCGCATTCCCGACCGGTACCGCGCTGAAATCACCTTATTGGCAGCAAATGTTGGACAGCGTGGCGAAGTACGACCCCAACTTCGATGCTGTAAACTACAACGCACGGGCCAAAACGCGCTCCGACTTCACTTCCGGTAAATCGGCAACAACCATCAACGCCATCAATACGGCGATCGGGCACCTTGAAACGCTCAGCAAGGCGGCTGACGGATTGAATAATGGCAGCTTCCCGGCGCTCAACAAGGTTATGAATGCCGCTGTGTCCGCCAGTGGCAGCCCACAGGTCGCCAAATTCAAAGCGGCTGTGCAGCCAGTCGTGGAAGAGCTGACGAAGGTTTACCGCGGCACGGGGGGCAACGAGGCGGATATTCAAGACCGGAAGGCGTTGCTTGATGCAGCGAACTCGCCCGAGCAACTTCATGGCGCCATCAATCAAATGGCAGATCTGCTGGAATCGAAGGTTCACGCCCTCGGCGACCAGTACAATCAAGGCATGGGAACCACAAAAAACCCACTGTCCCTCGTCACTTCAAAGTCTGCGAAGATCCTGAACGATATTCGCAAGAAGGCCGGAGAAGCACCCGTAACTGTGGAGGGAGCCCCTGCGGAGGCCGCTCCTGCGGTTCAAGAGGGCGCAACAGCCACCAACCCCAACACGGGCGAGAAACGAATTTATAAGGGCGGCCAATGGGTGCCGCTCAAGTAGCACTCCCGACCGGGTTTGTGCTCGATAATGCCGGGGGGCTGCCTCCCGGTTTCGAGCTTGATGCGCCAGCGAATGCGCCGGCCCCAAAGAAGAAGCCCGAAAAGACTTGGATGGATACCTACCGGGGCGACCCGAGCGCGGAGATTCAAAGCATCGTAAACGGTGCCTCTCAGGGCGTCGCCGGGATTGGACAAGTCGCCGCGAAAGCTCTGCCTGACAGCATCGGCAAGCCCATCGAAGGCTGGCTCGCGAAGTCCGTGAAGGGCGGCAACATGCGGCAGGCGGAGTTAAATGCCCGCTCTACCGTTGCACCCTTCTTGTCGGATGCGGCTAAGGTCGCTCCGGAAGCCGCGCTGACCGTGGCAGCCCCCGAGACCGCTTTGGGTCGTATCGCTCTTGGAGCCGCTGTCAACACGGCGGCAGGCGTTGCCAAACCCGTCGCTGAGGGCGAGCAGTATAACCGGGGCGATCCATCCCGTATGGCAAAGGACGCATCTCTCGGTGCCATCGCAGGAGCTGTTCCTGAAATCGTCTCGGGCGTGATGAAGGGTGCGGCGGCTGTTGAAGGTGCCGCCTCTACAGCCGCCAACGCTACCAAGGACGGCGTTTCCAATCTGGTCAAGGGCATAGGCCGGAAGTCGGCGGAGGAGTGGGGAGCCGTGGGTAGTCAGCTCAAGGATGACGCGCTCAGCACACTCCAGGCCGCGAACAAGAATGGCACGGTCATCAAAGGCGATGCGGCGAAGCAAGGAATTCAGAACATCATCGACGACACCCGCAAGGGCGTGACGTTGACCGGCGCCAGTGCCGATGTTCTATACCCCAATACCAAGGCGTTTCTCGCCGACCTGTCGAGCTATGATGGCGATTTGTCATTGGAGAATGTCCATCAAATCCGCCAGGTAGGCAGCAGCCTCATCAGCAAGGCGTTCCGCAATGCCTCGCCGGAAGACGCGTATGCGCTGCGCGATGTGGTCGGCAAGCTTGATGATTGGGTGAGTGGGCTCGGCAAGAAGGAATTGTCGGCGGGCTCGCCAGACAACATCCAAACATTCAACGACTTCCGTGACAAGTACGCGCAATTCGCGCGGTTTGACAAAGTGCAGAAGGCGCTGGAATTCGCACACGGCGATATCAACAAGGTTCGCACAACGGTGCAGGGATGGTTCAAGCCAGGCGCACAAAAGCAACTGGCGGGATTCTCCGACGCGGACAAGGCCAACCTCAAGGCCTTCGCATTCCCAAGCAAGGGAGAACAGGCCTTGGGCCTTGCCGGCAAGTTTGGCGTGAACCTCGATCGGCCGGATAAATCCTCGGTGGTCGGTTCGCTCGGCCTGGACAGCCTCCTTGGCATCGCTGCGGGTTTGAAGACAGGCGGTACCGCGTTGGTGGGTGGCACGATCGCAAAGACGGCCGCGAATCGTATCGCACAAGGGAAATTGGAAACCTCTCTCAAGTCGTTGTCCGGCAAATGATGTTGACGCCTGAATCACTTGTGAGTTCTAATTCACCAACGAAAGCTCCGATAATGAAGCATAAAAAGGTTGCTCTTATTGCAGGGATGATTTCTCTGCCACTCATCGCACACGCCTCTTGGGAAAGCGACCAGTACAAGAGCCTCGGGACAGCTTTCCGCTACGTGTCGGGTACCGACATCACGGTGATAAGCGGAACTACCGTAAGTGCATCTGCGCTCGCGACGAGTGATACAAGTGTCTTTCGGGTCTCCTGTGACCAGCAGACTCGTTTTACCACTGTGAGCATTGGGTCATCCGCGAATATTGTGAGCCCATCCGGTCTTAAGATCGAGCCCAACACGCCCGAGTATTTCCCCGTTGACGCGAACACTGTGCCAGCGCTGAAGCCCGTGAACAGCACAGGCCTCTGTAATATTTCTCGCATGAAAAAGTAAGCCATGCGCGCGAGCAACGTCAACCAGTCTAAAATGCGTCGGTAGATGCTGCGCGCGGGTATTTTCAAAAAATCCGCGGCTTTCCTAGTCGCGCTACTGCTTCTTGTTAGCGTCGTATTTGGCGCGGTTGCCGAGCCGATAGCGGATGGCACACAGGTAGCTACGAGAACCGGCTTCGTTGGCCGTATGGGGCCACCAAAGGCCGGACGCCCGACGATTATCAACTTCCGCCCCGGCCCGACGGGCAACATGGCAGCCTGGAGTGCGGCGAAAGCCGCCATGGCCATTGGATTGCATCCGAAGGTTCTCTACGTCGGTGACAGCAAAACGATGGGCTACAACGTTCTCAACACAGGGTACGTTGGAGCTTCAGCTTCGAGCATTACCAAGAAGATTGCCGACATCTGCAATGCTGCTGGGCTCGCAGTCAATAAAGACATCATCTTCAGTCACCAGGGGCCGACATCCATCAGCCTACAGGCGGGGTACGACCCGCGCATCAATACTCCGATCACGAGCTGGGCGTTCGGCTCAGATACGGGCATTTCGGGGAATGCTTGGCGAGAGGGCAGCCCTAATACGGACAACCTATCCTTCACGTTCGCCGGTACAGATGACCGGGTAACAATTTGGTATATCCAGCGTACCGCCAACCAAGATAGCTTCGTAGTCACTGACAGCTCAACTGTAGTGGGCACGGTGAACACGGTAGGAACCCCCAGTGCGTTCGTTTCGGTGACGCTCAGCCTCGCAAGTCGGGCGGCCAATCACACCATCAGTATTGCCCGCGCCGGGTTGGTATCGCAGGCCATCGTCATTCAAGGGCTTGTCCTGTGGGACTCAACAACGCCCGCCATAGACATCTATAACGTCGGACGGTTCGGTACAAAGGCGAGTGCCGAATGGCAAAGCAACTCACTGCCATGGTCGGCCCTCAATGCAATTCAAACTATTGCCCCTAATCTCACGGTCATCAGCCTCGGTTCAAACGATTTGCTGGGCCTTGTGGATGTGCCGACGTTCACGGCATCCATACAGACGCTTATCAATGCCGCGAAGGCCGGAGGCGGCTCTGTCGTCCTCGTGAACCCGACCAAGGGCCAACAGCCGGCGTATGGCGACGCGACGGCACAGGTGGCGTACTCGGCTGCTCTGCTGCAGCTGGCCTATGCCAACGACGTGCCTCTCATTGATGAGGGCGGCGTATTCGTGGACTACAACACGGCCAACGCCAAAGGTTTGTTTGCCTCTGGCGACCCCATCCACGAGAACTCCCCTGGAACGGATGTTCGGGCCGTGCTGCATGCCCGGGTGTTTCTAGAGAATTAGGATATGGCTCCAACAAAATGGCACCTCGATATAAAAATCACAGCCGGGCTGATACTTACGACCGCGCTAAACCTCGCCGGAGGCGTTTGGTGGGCCTCTCAGATGGACAGCGCGAACAGAACGCAGGATGCGTCGATTGCGAGACTTGAGCAAAGACAAGATCGCAACGAGAGTGCGGTAAACGGCATCAATGAACGACTGGCACGCATTGAGGCAAACCAGACAAACCAAACGCAGCTAATGCAAGACATCCGTGAAGGGCTGCATCTGCGGCGATGAAAGCCGTTCTCACCCGCCTTACTACCATCGGAAATGCCGTCATCGGCAGGCTGGACGTGGAAGGGCTGCTTCTATGGACACTGGAAGACGCCAAAGAGCTTATCCCCGCGAACTCCTACAAGTGCATCCCCCATGGTTGGAACAACGAACCTCTGCACGTCCTGAAGGTCTGGGAGGTCGCCAACGTCAATAGCCGCACCGGCATTCTTTTCCATGCGGGTAACACTGACCTGGACACCCTTGGGTGTGTTCTTGTGGGGATGGGCGTGAGGCAGGGCCAGCTTATTGAAAGCGCCGGAGCCATCCTCAGAATGCGCCAACTCATCGGCGATGCCGGATTTGATTTACAGATACATGCGAGCGTGCCAGCTTGAGCATACCCGCCGCGCTGCTCCTGTTGTAATGAGCGACGTAAGACGGGCAGGGCCTTCTTCATCCTCCCCCACCCCTCGGAAGGCCCCCTTTATTTTTCTTTGACAAGATTCGTGACGCGGCTCACCCTTTAAGCAAAGAAAGGGTAATGAGTTGAACTTCCTCACTGGCAAGAAAACTTACATCGTAGGGCTCGGCACAATCCTCGGTGCCGTCGGCGGCGTCATGAGCGGGGCTCTGCCGCTTGAACAGGCTGTGCAACTGGTCGTTACCGCGCTGCTCGGTATGACGATCCGCAGCGGGATCAATACCTCGGCCCAATAGGCTGATGACCGCAAAAAACCCCGCCTAAGCGGGGTTTCTGCTTTCGTAGATGGCGTAGAACAGGGAGACAAGGAAGGTCTTGTTGTCCTCCGTGAGCGGCCTCTGCGCCAAGACGGCATATCCGAGCTGGATAGCCTGGTCGTCGGTGAGTTCTTCCATTCGTTCGAAGTAACCTCTCCATGGCTCCCCGAACGTACAAACCCACCACCAAAACTCAACATCGTCGCCGGGGTACATGTCCCGGGATAGTTTGACCATGATGCTTCTCCAAAAAGAAAGCCCCCAGTGTTTCCACCGGGGGCAGATTCAAAACGCTATCGAGTCGCCTATCTCTTTCTCGGAGATCTGGCGTTGTGTTTCAGGTTCGACCTCAGGGGTTGCCTGATGCCGTACCCAGTCCGCGGCCTGTGAGGCGTAGGAAGCGGCGTTGAAGATGGCCCGCTTGTCCTCCTTCAGCACCTTCAGCCAGTTCTCGACGTATGAAGCCGAGCGATGGCGGGCAGGGATGCCGGAGTGGGCACACAGGAAGGCGCTGCCCAGTTCGGCAACCAGCTCTTCAAATGCGTAGGCATTCGAGCCGAACCGGTTGGTCAGGTTGCGGTTGAGGCGTTCTTTGTGGCCCGTCGCGTGGACAACCTCGTGGAAGCCGACCCCGTAGAACTCCTCGGGGCTTTCAAACCACGAGTAGGGCGGGAGGATTACCTGGTCACGCTGCGGGTAATAAGCCGCCTTCGTGCTCGAGTATTGAACCTCGATGCCGCATCCTTGGATGAGCCTTAACGCCTCGTCGTAAACCTCCGTTTCAGGCGGGGCTTCCGAGACCACTTGGTAGGCTGGAGGTAGTTTCTCCAACTGCTCGACGTGGAACACAGTGTACGTTTTCAGAAGGCTTTTCTTCTTCATTTCGCCGGACGTTTCGTCCTGCTTTTCCGTCCACTTCGTGAAGATGACCGTTGAGCCGTGCTCGCCCTTTCGGACGTGCGCGCCGAGGTCGTTCGCCTGCTTGAAGGTCATCCATGAATGCGAGTGAAACCCGCGCTCCATGGCTTCGGCCCAGAGAAGCAACACGTTCATCCCACTGTAGGGGCGGCCGGTTGCGACGTTGGTGGGCACGTAAGCGATGCCCGCTTTCTTTTCGATGGCCCATGGCTGCGTCCAGGGAATTACCCCTGCCTCCAACTGAGTGATGATGCTGTCAGTGACTTTTGAATACAGGTCTGCCGTGCGCATGAGAGTCCTCCTGCGGGTGTGAAACGATTTGAGATGTGCGGAAAGTCGCAGAGGAATATAACATGGAAGAAATTATGCGTGTACTTAAAGCTATAACCCTCGGCGGCTTAATGCTCATCATGGGCATCATCACCGCGTTCACTGACATCGCGAAGTATGGATGGTATCTCTTCAAGGGGCGTAAGGGGCCAACCACGCATGGTGATGCGGATTGGGCGACCGACAAGGAATTAAGGTCGGCTGGAAACTTCGACCCGCGCGGAATCCTGATGGCGTTCACGGACAGCGGAAAGCCGGTGTTCGCTCATCCGCAACGCAGTGTCATGGTGATGGCAGGGCCGGGGCAGGGTAAGTCGCAAACCGCGCTGGCAACCTTCCGGGCAAAGAAGCTTCTGGCCGAACATCAGCGTCAACATCTCATCATCCACGACCCTGCCGGCGAACTCTATGATGTCGGCGGGCCTATCCTGCGCGAGCTGGGCTATTCGGTTGAAAAGATGGATATGATTGAGCCGGTCAACGGCATCCGGTACGACGTGCTTTCCTACCTAAAGCCGAAGAGCCCGAATTTCGACAGTGACCTTAAAGGGCTCTGCGAACTGCTCATCCCACCCGAGCCGAACTCACGGCAGCCGCACTTTGTTGATTACGCACGCGCCATGCTCCACGACGTGATCACCCTGAACATGGTCTTCGAGGGCAACACCCGGAGCCTGGCTGAATGCGTCGATGAAATCCTTGTCGATGCCAAGCGTACCAAAATGGTCGAGCGGATGAAGAAGCACCCGCACGACTTCAAGGCCATCGACATCTTCGGCAAGATGAGTGCCAACGAAAGCGCTAGCATGCTTTCAACCTCCCTCCGAAAGCTGGAGGTCTGGTCGCTCAATTCCGTGCGGGAGATGTCGGCTTCAACCCCAATGCCGAACCATCCGCGTGGCTGGAACTTCGAGCACATGCTGGAGCACGATAAACCCTCAGCCCTGTTCATCCGTACCGGTCTACGCCCGGGGGGCGGGGAGTTTGCGCGCATCGTCTTCGGAAACGCCATCAACACCGTCCGCCGGCAGTGGGACGCCACGGGCCAAGCCAATCCGCGAGGTCTGCAAGTGTTTATTGATGAGGCCGCCCGCCTGGGCAACTGCACCGCCCTGATGGACGGTCACAACGAGCTGCGGAAGGCGAAGCTGACTCTGTGGCTCGGCTTTCTGAGCTTCGCTGCGGTGAAGGAGCACTATGGCTCGGAGGCCATGACCCTGTTCAACGGGTGCGACCACATCATCTTCCCCGGCAACAAGGATATGGAGACCAACGAGCTGTACAGCCGGATGATTGGCGACATGACCATTGAAAGCGGCTCCCGGAGCGAAAACAACTACGGTCAGAGCAAGGGGCTGAACGAACAGGCCCGGCGCCGGATTAAGGCCGACGAACTCCGCCGCGCGCCATATGAGCGCGCCTTTGCCATCGTGGACAGCCAAACCCTGAAGGGCAAGAAGGTGTTCTACATCGACCGGCGGAAACAACTCCGGTTCCGCTAGTGCAGCGGCTGTTCCTGTTGGGCTTCAATCCACGCCACCAATTCCGGGTGGCCCATGTGGTTGAGGATGTCTTTGGTGTCTTCGAGGGTGAGGTCCCCGTCCTCGTAGGCATCCATGATGTCGTTCGGGCTTAACCCGTCCAGGTAGGACGACAGGCGTTCTTTCAGGAAGGCGTCGGCGGCGGAGAAGTCTTCGAGCTGGCCATTGATACGCTCGTGCAGCCGTACGGCCTCCTCGGCGCCGCCCAGCCTCTGCTCGATTTCGTAGACCCGTTGAATGGCTCTGTTGGCAGCGTGGTTAGCTTCGCGGAATGCCGCCTCCCGCAACGCTTGGGAGTAGGTGGCTTTCTCATATCTTGCTTCCGCCTTGATGGCCTTCTCGATGCCGGCCGTGCGGATGGTGAAAATCCCAAGGGTGATGTTCACCCCCTTACGGAAGCCGAGGATGTGGGTGTCCTTCATAGCCTGGTCGGCAAGCTCGGTCGTGGAGCGCGCGTCGGCGAGGGCATCGCTTGCCTTCTCGGCATTGCTCCGTGCTACATCGGCTTCCGCCCGCCAGTAAGCGTACTCTTTCCCGAGCCGGACGGCATCCTGACGCCGGGCGTTGAGGATCTTCAGCTCAGCCAGTTCGCGGCGGGTGTTGTCCAGCCGTTTGGTAATGGGAAGGGCCATATCGTCAGCGCCAACGTGGGCGTCCTCTGCGTCGGTATCGTCCTCCGCAGGGATAGGCTCCTCGACTGGCGGCTCAAACTCGCTTATCGGGGCATCAGGGGGCGAGAAATCAACGGGTTCGGGCTTGGCTTCGATCGGCGCCAGCTCGGGGATGGGGTCGATGTTGTCATTGTCGTAACCGCGGTGCTTCTGAGCTTCCTGTAGACCGCGCTCAAGATTGGTGCGGCGGTCGATACGCTCTTCGTACCCGTACTCTTCGAGGACGCCGTTGCATTCTTCCTCCCACATCCGTCGGAACCACTCGGTCGGATTGCCTTTGACCGGGCTGTGTTCGCGCCGGTAGGTACCGCTGCGGCCGAAGTAACCGACTTGGTTTCCTTCCTCATCGCTGTCCACTATGATGACGTGGGCGTGCGGGTTATGCGTGTGCTGGTCGTGATGGAAGGCCACAGCCCTAATCCGACCTTGAAACGTCACACGCCAGAGGAATCGACGGGTCGCCTGGTAGCGGTGCGCCTCGCTCATTTGCACGGGGTGACAGAACTGGATCTTCTCCGCGATTCTTCCGTTCGCGCGGGTAACGGTCTTGTCGTGGGCGCCGAGCTGCTTGTCGATATCGTGCCGGTTGGTGCTGAAGTTTACAGCTATCACACGGTCACAGCGGTTGGTGTTGGCGCAGTAGTTTGCATGGGCGCGCAAGTGCGTTGGCCCGCTCTGCTTGCGGGTTAAGGCGCTGTGCTCAAGTCGGTAATACGCTGCCTGCGGCATGTGCCCATCTTACAACGGCGGAGCCGCGCTGTCGGTCTGGACTTTGTGCAACAAAGTCTAACTGCGCAGTCCCTATAAGGCACCAATAACAAACGCTGCAAAAATATCGCTAAAGCTAACGGGGCGCACGGGGGCGCTGAGGGGCAGGCTAGTTGGATGGACTCTCCCCGGTGATGGAGTCGAGAAGGTTGCCACCGGGGAGGTCGAGCTGAGCGCAGGCGACACCAAAAAGTTGGGCCTGAAGCATTCCATACCAATCGGGGCCACCGGCTCCCTTTGCTGCCACGGCGCCAAATCCTAGCGATGACAGTGGGCCTGCGAACATGAACCACACCTTTGACTCGTCCATAACCAGCAGCGTTGAAACGTGGGCTCGTATAATGAAGGAGGGCAGGGGCTCAACGGATACCATTTCGCGAATATTCGCTTCATCAATGTCTCGGAATATCCTCTGAAACGACCTGGTCAGGGACGCTTCAACGTGCTCATCCGGGCTTTCTTCGGGCAGAAAAATACGGGTCGGCATCTTTTTGCGAAAACGCTCACCGAGGGCATAGCTGTGGATATGGAGTTCTGACCAAATCTCGAAGTTCGGGATAACAAGGCTGAGGGTTTCCGCGTCAAGTATAACTGAGCCGAAGTCGTGCACGGCGATGTCGCCCAAAACTTCGAGGATGCCAAGCTTGTCAGGCTGGCTCGGTGCCCCTTTGGAGGTGCTGAAGTGTTCGACGGCCGCCCGCACCACATGGGCGGGCTTGTCCAGTTTCATCTCGCGGCGAAGGATGTTGATTTGTTTGCGGGTCTCTATGGGCAGGCTGAACGTGACGCCCTTATTGGTCTTTGTTATCTCGTCCACATCGCGGAAATCATAATCATCCGGTGCCTTCGCCACGCTTCCCCCTTGTGAAGTTCTCACAAGCCCCTGTGAAGCCCTCACAATACAGGTGGATTCGGTTGGGTACTAGCGTCGCCCTCACGGCAATAACGCCGTTTTGGAGCGACGAAAATGTCCCGACTGAACCACAACCAGCAAAAGGCAATCCTCAAATCGGCCATCTACACGCTTACGACCGACGGGCACCTGCTCTATGGGAAGGTCATCGGTTACGATACCGACCACAGGGGCTTCGGCGCCATCGTGGCCTTCAGGAACGGCACCCGAATTTTCTGGGGTGTGAATCCCCGTACCCTGAAAGTGCAGAATCTTGGTATCGCGCCTGACCCTCGCCGCCCCACCCAGCGGACGTACCGGGCCATCGTTCCCACCTTTTGGCGCTGAGGAGGCGGGCATGAATTTGGATGAATACTCGGATGCATGGTTCGACCTCGCCGAATGCCAGTACTTGGACAGGCATGGGAAGGTGGGTCGGGTAGTCAAGATCGATTACTTCGATAGCAGAGGCTACATGGCCGAAGTCAAATTCGGAACGTCGTCGCAATGGTACAAATGGGATAATGGCGACATCACGCCAGATTATAACCCTTACCTCCATGGCACCGGCATCATACCCCCGGGTGGGTGGGTGCTATGAACCTCATCGGCACAATCCTCAGCCTCGCCGTCCAGGTCTTCACCTTCTGCATCACGCTCGCCGTGAAGATTCTCTCAGGAATCGTCGGGGCTCTCTGGTCGGCATACCAGAACAGGCGTCCGGCCCTTCAAAGAAACTTGGCGCAGGGTTCAAGCCCGCGCGCCAAGGGCTACCCTCGGAAAAGGAGGAAGCAATGGCAGCGAAGGTAGAAAAGCCCCAGTTCACCGCAGTGGCGGTCGGCGCCGCTGTCTTCCTCCTCAACTGGTTCTCTGCCCAATACTGGTCGTATCCGTTCGCCTGGTGCTGGGGGAAACAGCTGCAGCCCATCTTCGAGCCGTGGCTGTTCGTCATTCACTTCATGGCGCTGGGGTACTTCGTCCTCTGCATCATGAGCCGGGACGCCTTTAAGGTGGCACAGGGCTTAATGGTGGCGATTGTCATCTTCAGCGTCCCCACCTTTATGGAAATCCTGTTTCGCCTCGGCAAATCTTGCGGGTAGGAGCATTGTAAAGCCATGAACCCGGTTTACATTGAAGGTGCGCCAGAGGGCCATCAGATGATGCGTGACAAGGTAGCGTTGGAAAACGGCTTCTCCCTGTACAAGCTGTACTCGGAAAAGCAGGCCGCCGCCTTTTGGGGCAAGGATATTTCGACGATGAAGCGCCATCGCCGGAAGGGCATTTTTGAAAAGAAGTTTCCGACCAAGCACGGCGAGGACGGTGTGATGTACCTCGGCGTCTATATCGCTGACCTGATTATTTGGGGTACTGGCAAATGGCCAAACGAACCGGAAGAGAGTTCCGACTTGGAGACTGGTGGCTTGCCCAAAGGGCCGGCTCCGACCTCTGGTACCGTTTCCGGTTCGACGCCAAAAGCCGACAGACAACTCGTGTCAGCCTTGGCACAAACGACCTTCAGGAAGCAAAAAGGCTCCTGACTGAGTGGTGGATTGCGAACACGCTCAAAAAGGAGCGCGACGCCTCGGACGTGCTGCTGGCGGAAGTCCTGCTGGCCTACTACCACCAGCACGTCAAAGCCCTGCCGTCCGGGCGCCGGGTGAAGTCCTCCATGGGCCATATCACGGCGTTCTTCGAGGGGAAGACGGTCAAGGAAGCCTGTCACCCCGGCCAAATCGACGAATTCGTGAAGGCGATGCTCGCCAAGGGCTTCGCCCGAACCTACGTCAATAACCTGCTGGGGATTATCAAGGCGGCGACCACCCGCGCCTGGAAGCGCGGGGAGCTGGCCTCCGTCCAGTTTATCGAGCTTATCGAGGCCCAGTCGAAGAAGCCCAAGGGCGACCCCCTCAAACCCGCGCAAATCGCCTCCCTGCTGGCCGTAGCCAATAGGCAGACCACCATCGCCATCATGCTCATGCTGGGGACGGGCTGCCGACCCTCGACGGCCTATGAGTACGCGTGGGAGGGGACGGACTTCGAGGCCGACCTGATGGACTTGAACCCGCCGGGCCGGGTGCAGACCGCCAAGTACCGGCCCATTGTCAAGATGCCGCCCGGCCTCAAAGCCTTCCTGATGCAGTTCAACTACCGGGAGGGCGTCATCATCCAACGGGCCAATCGGCCTATCCGGCGCTGGGAGACGGCGTGGCGGAATGCTCGCAAGAAGGCCGGGCTCGGCAACCGGTGCAACCCGTACTCAATCCGTCACACCGTTGCGCGCTATCTGCGTGCGTCTGGCGTGCCGAAGTGGGAAATCGAAAACCAGCTCGGACATTCGCAGCTCTCAACCACCGACATCTACGCGCCGCATGCGCCGGACTATCTGGAGAAAGCCTGCGCGGCGATTGAGAAGCTGATGCAGGAAGTGGCTGCGTGCCAGATGCGTTCCACGCCAGAAATCAAGCCGCTGAAAAGACTCGCGAATTAG